AAATTATAATATTTATTATGGAGTTCAACATAAAGATAATGTGCCATATTGTCCCATACATGGAGAAATTACTTGTGATAGATGTAATGAAGAAATTGCAAGAGAAGTTGACAGAATTAACTATAAAAATCTATAACTATATTCTAACCCTTAATTTAAGACTATGAAAAATATAAAAAGATTACTAACCATTTAAAAAACTAAATAAAAAGGGGAGAAGGATGAGTTTAGATATTAAATTATATCATATTGTAAGAAATGAAGATTTAAAAGGATGGCAAGTATTTAATCCTAATGGTAAACTTGAGGCTTTTTATCCAGTAAAAGATAAGGCTCAATTTTGGTGTGATGTTAAAAACCATGAATTGATAAAAGAAATGAATACTTTAACACCTGAACAGAAAACTATTTTAGATAGATTTAAAAATGAGAAGATAAATTTTTAATATGGCAATCTACGACCCAAAACAAATAGAAGATATAGTTAAATACCGAGTCCAACAGGAAATGCAGAAATTCATAGATAGGTTACACAAGTGTATGGAAACTGGCAGTCTGAATGAATGTACTAATTGTATTTTTGGGATTATAAATGAAATGGAAAATTTACCCCCTCTACATGAGGGATAAGGAGAATTATGAAGAAATATCAAATAATATATGCTGATCCACCTTGGAGTTATAAAGTATGGTCGGAAGATAAAAAGCAAGCTCAAGGTTGTGCTAAAAGATATTATCCAACAATGGATATTAAGGATATTTGTAACTTATCTATAGAAGAATTAGCAGATAAGGATTGCAAATTGTTTTTATGGGCGACTCCACCTTGTTTGCTAGAGGCTTTAGAAACAATGAAAGCATGGGGATTTGAATATAAAACAATAGTATTTGCTTGGATTAAATTAAATAAAAAAAGTAATCCTAATCAGCAATCATTTATTCTACAGGATAGTATTCCACGATTTTATGGTATTGGTCATTGGACAGCTTCAAATATAGAATTAGTTTTAGGTGGATTAAGAAAGGGTGGACAATTAAATAGACAAGCAAAAAATATATCTCAAATAGTTTTATCTCCTCTTACTATTCACTCCGCAAAACCACCAGAAGTAAGAGAAAAAATTGTAAAACTATGTGGTGATTTATCTCGTATTGAACTCTTTGCCCGTCAGAAAACAAAAGGTTGGGATGTTTGGGGAAATGAAGTAGAAAGCGATATAAATTTAACTATCCCCTCTACATGAGGGAATTATTAAGATTTAGGAGGTGAAGAAGGATGAAAGCAATAATTATTGGAGGTAAAAATAATTATAATGATTATGTATTTAGCTTAGTGGCTGAAGATGGTGAAGCTCTATGTAGTCATTATTGTTCTGGGGCTGGTTACGCTGAAAACGATTTATATAAAAGCAGACCTGAACGGAAAGAGATGTTTGACAAAAAAGGAATAACAGAGTTTGTATGGCTTGAGGATAGTGGTATTACAAAAAAAGAATTATTAAAAAGAAATAAAGAATGGGTTGATAAACACAAAAATGATAAAAAAGTGGAGGACTCAAAAAGTCTAACCCCCTCTACATGAGGGATAAGGAGAAGATATGACTCTTAAAACTATATCAGGGTGGGAAGAAGAATTAAGAAAGAATTTATTTGATTGGTGGCAGACCAAGAAAGTCTATCCTATTAATGAAATTAGGATAAAACTATTAGAGGATTTTATTCGTTCCCTTTTCAAATCCCGCTCTAAAGAATTGAGGGAGAAGATAGAAGGGATGAATAAAGACTTTCATTATACAAAAGGAAAAGTCAGATGTTATAAATGCGATTTTGATATAGCTTGTAAAGACTTTCTTGATTTATTAGGAAAGAAGAATGAACTATGACTTCTAAAACTATATCAGGGGAAGAGATAAGAGAACAACTTGCAGAATTAGAGCATAAGCAATGGATGTGTTGGACTAAGAGTATAATTAAAAGTTGGTTAGAGCCGCTTAGAAATAGACCGAACGATGCCTTAGCGGTTTTAATAAATCATTGGGAAAAAAATCACAAACCTTATAAGAGATTACCAGAAGAAACAAAAGAACATGACAGAGTATGGGCTGATAAAGTCCTTATTTTATTCTCCCACCATACTCAATCCCGCCTGAAGTCATTGAGGGAGAGGATAGAAAAAATGGAAGGACTTGACGGTTCAGAGTTACTTTTAAGAGATGACGTTCTCAAGATTTTAGAGGAGGAAGAATGACTAACGACCTGAGAGAAAAGATAGAGGATATAATAGTTAAATATAAATGGCAAAATGCTACCACAAGATTTGAGGTTATAGATTACCTTCTTTCTCTTTTCAAAAAGGAATGGTTGTCTTTAATTGGTAAAAATGAAAGAGAAACAGGTTGGGGTATAGAATTTATAGTTAGAAACCAGCTTCGTAAAGAATTGAGAGAGAAGGTGAAAAAGATATGAGTACAATTTATACTTTTACTTGTAAAAGTTGCGGAAGAGAATATAAGCGATACGGATACGCAGTTTATGAAGGTGATGAAACTAGATGTGCTAAGTGTAACAAAAAAATCCCACTTGATGGAGAAGATGGTAAAAATGAACAATCAAAAGACTCAACCTGATTTTATTGTTGGAGGTGGCAAACTGGTAAAGACAGACAATACTAAGCTAATTGCTTGGGACTGTGTAATAGGAGATATGCCTTAAAGAAATAAAACTGACCAGATTTCGCCTTCAGCAATAAAGTTGGGTTAGAAATGTCCTTTGTCATCTGGACTAACTTGAGGTGTCAGATTAAACATTAAATCAGACCATTTAACAGCTTCGTCTTTAAGCTCTTGAGACTCGGGATTTTCTTCAGCTTTTTCAACCGCTTTTTCCCATTCTCCTCTAATAAATTTATCTCCATAATCTTTTAATATTTCATTCATGGTTTAATATTTTCTTTAAATAAACAATTCTTTCTTCATGCCACTTATATAATGGGCTATCTGAAGGTAATATTTTTACTATTTGTTCTGATATCTCAAGATCAAGCTGACAATCTTTTAAAAACCCGTTAATCCATTCCCCCTGACTCCCGTATCGAGTTTGTGGAGCCATTTGTCTATTCCTGACAAGGCTGCTATTGTTAAAGCCACTCCCACCGCCTGATAATTGATCTCTCCGTTCTGTATCTGGGAAATCAGAAGCGGAATCACTGCCATCAGAGCTGTCCTCAAAAGCTCCTTGACTCCTTCCTGTAATTCTTTCTGCATTTATTTTTTCACCTCTCTTACATATAGTCCGAATATCAAATGTTTATAAATATATTTCTGGTTATCCAAAATTTCTTCATATTGAGCTGATAGAAAGTTATTTTTCCTTTCCAGCTCTTTCTTTTCGTCAGTAAGCCCGTGAAATGCCTCTTTCACGGCTTTTAACTCCTCAACCGATAGTTGATGCGTCTTATTTAATTCATCAAACAATCTGTTACATTCTACAATAGCTTTTTCCAAGTCTTCATTCTTTTTTTTAACTTGTCTTAATTGGTCTTCCTCGTTTTTTAACTTTAAAATCGCACCTTGAATAGATGTAACATCAGGAAGAACATTATTATCAACTGAAGACAGATTACTGGCAATCGCTTTTAAATTATCCTGATAACCAATCACTTGAGAATTAGCGCTTTCAAGTTCGGTATTCGTTTCTTTAAGTTCATCGGAAATTCTTTTCTTCTCAGCTAAACAAACTGTAAGTTCGTTATTGTCAGGTATCATTGGTACTGGACCGCTGAAAAATCTGTGTCCTAAAATGCCTTTTGCCGGATCGCCATATCTTGTAGAAAATAAAATTTCATCACAATACCAAGGATCATGGATAACAAAGTCCTGTCCTTCTGTTCCTGTTACCAAAACAAAATGCTGTTGGTTGCCTAACTGGTTAGGATTTATGTCTACCCAAAGAACAACAGGTTTTCCTTCTTCAATCTGTTTCTGAATAGAATTGACAGGAGCAGACTCGAGAGGATAATCATTGAAGGCAGTAAATTTAATATCAGAATAGGTGGTGTTTACAGCTTGCCAAACGAGATAAGTTCCGTCAAATCCTTTAACTTTTTTCAATTCGTCATTTAATTGTCCTACATCTATATTCTTTCCGTAATACTGACAAAGCATAGTCATACAGACTAAAGCACAACCATAATCACCAATAATTGAAACAGTAGAATTACCAAGTTTTTTAGAACTCCAACGAGGATCACGCTGACCTAGAATAGATATATTTAGCTTCATAAACTAAACTGTTTTTTTATCCAGCTAACTGCTAATTGCCAACCAGTAGCAACTATTCCAGTTACCAAAACAACAACAAGTAAAGCTCTGTCAGCTAATTTTTCAAGACTGATTATTCTTCTCTCCAGTGGAATAAATTCCTCTTTGTGAAAATTGAGAAAAATCTTCTCAATTTTATCAAACCGATCATTATTTTCCTTGCGGAAATCATTGATTATCTGGAATATGTCTTTATAGGAAACATTGCTGTTGGTTTTCATAAATTGCTTAAATTAGGATTAGTAAGTCTTAGACTGGAACACTAATAAAATCCTAATAATTTACCAATTGCACTTCCTTTTAATCCTAACCAAGTCGCCTTTTGAAGTGTTTTAGGAGCAGTATATAAAAATTTTAATCTTGAGGTATATTTAGCCACTTCTGGTGCTTCTTTTTTGATTATTTCTTTTCCAGCCTGATAAAGTTTATTCATTAAGCTTGCTTGGGCTGTAGAGCGTACATCTCCTGTTCTGGTATATGCTTGTCCCCAGACACTACTCATTCTGTCAACCAGATCATTAACACTCATTTTCTTACCTATTGATCCTCTTATCTCTTCCCAGACATCCTTTGCAAGCGGATTTTTCTTGATAAAGTCATCTCCAGCTTGAAGAACTTTCTCAGTTGAAACTTTACCAAGTTTGCTTCCTGCTTGTGTTCTTGCCTGACCAATTGCTTTTGGAGATACGAATTTACTAATACCTTTTTTAGCCGCTCCTGCCCCTAAAAGAAGTCCAGTAATATCCGCAGCCGGTCCGATATTTTCTCTAAACACATCAGGTCTAGTTACTGCAAGTCCGGCCGGACCTGCTATTGTACTTAAAATATCAGTTCCCGATAGTGGTTTTTTTTGTTGAGCCAGTTGTCCAGTTGTAGCTTTCTGGGTATATTCAACAGGTCCTTTTAAAAGAAGATCATATAAAAACTTAGGAATACCTGATAAAGATGATTGACTTGTAGGCTGTACCTGTCCTTCTACAGCCATAGCAGGAGGAGGTCTAGGAATGATATCATCGAGTATATTTTGATTATTCTGTGGTGCAGCAATTGTTCGTGATGGTTGCCTACCAGCCAAAAGATCACCAAAGGAAAATTGCCTGTTTTCAGTTGCAAGTTTTGTTTTTTTGGTTTTTTCTTCGATTGGAACACCAGTTGATTCAGCTAAGGCTTGTTCTAGTTGCTTTAACTTAAATTCTACAGTTTTAGGATCATCACCAAAAGTCGGCCCTAACGAACTCATGTATCTTCTTATTTCTTTTTCTGGAGCTTGCGCTCCTGTTCTTATTCTCAAAAGAGCATCTACTGCATTAAATAATGCACTATCAAAAGTTCTCGATACAAATTTACCTGGAATTAGTTGTTTAGTTAAAATATCAGGGTCTTTTACATATATTTCTCGTACCGTTTGAATTGATCGTAAACCCGAACTACCTAAACCCTCCAATTTTCTAACTTCTCCACTTTTCTCTGTTGATTTTTCTTCTCCAAATAATTCTTTACCTGTGACTTTTTTATAAGCATCTGCAACTTCATTTCTTTGTTTTAAATCTTTAGTCGAAGCATAAGCCGTCTGAAATGCAATTTGTAAAGGATTAGAAGTGGCGGTTGGTTCTGTAGATGATACTGTTGCTCCCATTATATTTTGTCCAGCAGCCTGTCCACCAGCCATTTGCATAATTAGACTTAAAGGATCAATCTGAGTTTGAGGTTTAGTAATACCTTCGTTAATAGCTCGTTGAGCTAAAGTAGGATTATATTTTATCAACTCATCTATACTAATTTGTCCTTGGCGAGCTAAATCCAAAGCAGATTCTTCTTCCCCTTTTTGTTTAACAAAAATATCAAGTTGACCTAACTGGTTTTTTGTCATACTAGGATTTCTTGATAGAACAAATGATCGAAAATCATTTACATTTAATGCCATAATTATTATCTTCCCATTAATTTTTTATATTCATTCCAAAGTGATTCTATATCTAAAACTGTAGGTTCAGGCTCAAAATATGGTTTTCCTAATTGATATTCATATAATCGTTGTTCATAAGGCTGTTTCCATGCGGCTTCTGCTGTTTTAGTTGCGGCTTCTTGACTCAATCTTTGTTCTTGAGCTTGTGCTGTCTGCTGTTGAAGTGCTAAAGAAGCTGCCGACTGTTGAGCTCCTTGCTGTTGTTGTAGTAAACTTAGAGCCTGTTGAACTCCAGTTTGTCCAGCGCCAGCTTGAAGTGAAGCAATCGCATTGTTAATTGCTCTTGTTGCCTCAGTTTCCTGTGTTGGAATACCAGAAATAAGATTCTGCAATTGCCTTTGACTTTCTTCTTGAGATAGACCTATGTTTGAAATTTGTCCAGTATAGTATCTTGAAATTGGAGATAAAGCTTCATTAATCGTTTGCTCATAAAGTCCAGATGAGGGTGTTATGCCCCTTTTACCAAGTTCCCTTGCGGTAGCAATGCTGGTCCTTTGTGTTTCTGCCTGTTGCTGTCCAGTTACTTGAGATAAAAGGTTTTGATAGCGCTTTTCAAGAGGTTCTTTTTCCGCTTCCAGTCTTGTTCTTTCTTGTGTATATTTTGCTTGCGTTTCAGGAATTGAGGCTTGATAAGAAGCAACTGCCGGTTGTGCCGCCTGTGTCTGCATACTCATTGCTTGTTTCAAAATATCCTCAAAATTAGGAGTTGCTAAACTTACACCAGCTATTGTTGGAGCAGGAGTAGAAGTAAAAGAAGTAGGAGAAGTAAGAGAAGTCGAAACGCCTTGTGCACTTCCTGTCAATCCCAATCTTGCTGCATCATTTCCTGAAGCTTCACTTCCATAAGCAAGATAGCGTATCATTCCGCTTGATGGTTCTTCCCCAGTTTTTTGTCTTAAATATTTAGCTGCCTCAGCTTCATTTCCTTTAAATTGTCCTGCTGATCCTAATGCCATATATTCTCCTTTAAAAAAAGACACCTTTCGGGTGTCCTCTTTACACTCTTGGCCGCCAAATTGTCGGCTATTGTTATTCTAGTTATTTATAATCTAATTGTCAATTATTTCCCAAGTTGAATTGCTGTTAAAACTGTATTATCAACTGACATAGACGGTGTACCACCCCCAGGAGAAACTAAAGCCGCTTTCCATTGTAAATTTGCAGTATGACCACCTGCTCCAAGTGATTCAACATGATGTGCTGAAAAGAAACCTTTAGCGACAGGACCTATTCCTGTTGCGAGAAAATTATACATATAAATAGCCCCAAAACCAGCAACACTATGGGGAAATAAAGTACCATCAATATTTAGTCCTACATGAGTTTGTATTCTATACTCACCATATACATTTTGAGAAAAATTACCATTCATCAAAAATAGAACATATGAAGTTCTATCCAAACTAAATGTTATATCTGTATTAGAAACAGTAGCAAAAGTTGTATTAGTTCCCGTTCTTGTAGTTATATCAACCGTTCCTGTATATGGAAAAGAAGTTGTGCTAACTAATCCATAAGCATCTATCACATCATTTGTGTTTGTATTCTTTATTGTAACAAATCCATCATTAACTACTATGCCAGTTTTATCCATAGTAATTTTTGTTGTCCCAGCTTCATCTCGAAGTTCAAATAAACCACTTACATTGTTAGTTCCACCTAAAACCAAAGTACCGCCTGTTCCTTTATTCCAACTAACATTACCGATAGCTGCATCCAGAACAGCCGCAGTACCGATATGAACTGACTGAATTGCAGCCGTACCAATAGCAGCACTTCCTACTGCCGCTGCGGCTATGGCTGCTGCACCAACTGCAGCGCTTCCAATATGAACTGATTGAATTACTGCATTAGCTATTTGTGCTGAACCAATAGCTGCTGTTGCAATTTTAGCTGAAATTATAGCTCCATCAACTATATTAGCACTTTCTACAATTGCTGTACCTAAATGAACTGTCTGAATTGCAGCCGTATCAATAGCCGCACTTCCCACAGCCAAAGCGGCAATAGCGGCTGCACCAACAGCTGCAGAACCTATCTTTGCAGAAGTGATGGCTGCATTTTGGATATTAGCTTCACCTATACTAGCAGTCGCCAACAAAGCATTTGTAATTTGTCCTGTACCAATATGAGCAGAACCGATTATTCCAGTAGCAATTTGCGCCGATCCGATAGCGGCTGAAGCGATATGTGCAGAATATACAGCTAAAGCTCCAATCTTTGCCGAACCTATTGCTGCATCCTGAACATGGAGACTTCCGATGGCTGCTGCAGAAATTTGAGCAGAACCGATAGCGGCAGTACCTATGTGTGCTTGCCAAATTGCGGCGGTGGCAATTGCCGCTGAACCAATAGCTGCAGTTGCAATATTTGCTGCCTGAATTGCTGCCGTTCCGATATGGGCGTTCCAGATAGCAGCAGTAGCGATAGCAGCAGAACCTATAGCAGCAGCACTTATTTTCGCAGAAGTAATGGCTGCATTGGCAATACCAGCTTCTTCTATTCCAACTGTACCAATATGAGCAGTATATATAACAGCCGTTGCTATCGCTGCACTCCCAACTGCCGCATTTCCGATTTTTGCAGAAACTATTGCTCCATCTTGTATGTGCGCACTACCTATTATTCCTTCAGCTATGGCTGCCGAACCTATCGAAGCTGTAGCAATAGCTGCACTTCCAACTGCAGCTGTTTGTATGTGCGCACTACCTATGGCAGCAGCAGCTATCGCTGCACTTCCAACTGCTGCCGTTGCTATTTTTGCAGATACAATAGCAGCATCTTTTATATTGGCACTTCCTATAGCGGCTGTTCCGATATGTGCCTCCCAAATAGCCGCTGTTCCGATAGCAGCACTTCCTATGGCAGCGGTAGCAATATGAGTACCTGCAATTATACTTCCACCTATTTTAGCAGCCGTTACTGCTACATCATTTAATTTAGAAGTAATTACAGCGCTACCTGCAAGTTTTGCTGTCGTTATTGCTTCATCATAAATTTTATCTGAAGTTACTGCTGAACCAGCAATTTTTATTGCTGTAATAGCTTCATCATTTAATTTAGTCGTTGTTACCGCACTTCCAGCAATTTTTGCGGCTGTAATAGCTTCAGCGTCTATTTTAACCGTAGTAACTGCACTACCAACTAACTTTGCTGCTGTTACCGCTTCCGCATTTATCTTATCTGAGGTTACTGCACTTCCTGCTAGTTTTGCTGCCGTTACCGCCTCATTATCTAACTTGCCTGTCGTTACAGCACTTCCAATCAATTTTGCCGCAGTGATTGCATCATCAGAGATTTTATCAGTCGTTACCGCACTGCCAATAATCTTTTCTTCCGTGACTGCGCTACCTGCCAATTTTGCTGCAGTTACTGCTAAATCAGCCAAAATACTTGTTGTAACCGCACTTCCTGCCAGTTTAGAAGTAATAACCGCAGCATCAGCCAATTCCGAAGTCCCTACAGCACCTGCAAAAATTTTCTCTGCTGTTACAGCATCATCAATAATAGAACTTCCTGCGACTGCACTTCCTGCTATTTTACCTGCTATAACTGCCAAATCTGCAAGAATTGAAGAATCAACTGAAACAGTTGCCATCTTTGAAGTTATTACTGCTGCATTGGCTAATTTTGCAGTAGTAACTGAAAGATCGGCTATTTGAGCAGAACCAACTGCGCCTGCACTTATTTTAGAAGTAGTAATAATATTCCTGTCTGTTTGAAGATCGAAAAGATCACCAGTTAAAAGTTCACCTCTGGTAACAAGGATACTGTCATTAGATTGCAAATATTCGTTATAGCCAAGAGAAGAATAATCAACCATAATTTATTCTGGTATAAAATCAAAATCAAGTTCATAACCATAAAATTCAAACCTTGTATTTGCTGAGGCTTCATAGATTTTTATAAATAAAAGCTTGCCACGACTAACATCTGGAGGGAATCTTACTTCTAGCACTCCTGAGGATACACTACCAAGGTCTTTCCATTTCTTTGCTCCTTTGATAAAAGTATCAGTTACGGCAACCGCTATTTTTGCCTGGCAGCCAGGATTAAATAAAGCCCTAATCCAGTTAAATTTTTTATCAAGGAAAGTGCCTCCGTGAAAAACGTAAATCATTTCTGCCTCAATCGCCATTCCATTATCGCTAGTAGCCGTTCCGCTTAGTTTGTAACATTGTCCGCTTGCGTTGCCGAAAATAAACTGCTGGACACTATCAGCATCTTTAAAAGAATGAAAGGCAGTCGGGGAATGAGCATATTTATAAGTACTCCATTCGTTCAACTGAAAGTTATATTTTAAAATTGCATCGGCAATCTGAACATTGGTTACATCATCAGTTACCGTTCCAATAGAAAGATAATAATCGTATTTATGGACTCCACCTGCCGCATTGTCAAAAGTCGTTCCAGCAATTCCATTCCCATCATCATTATATATTAACTTTTGCACTTTATTTGAGAGAATTTTTGGTCTTGCTCCTTCAAAACCAAAGACTCCTAATCTGTTAAGACCAAAATAATAGCCTTCCGATTGATCAATTGAGTAAGGCGAACTGTAACCTAGATTAGAAGCCAAATCTAAAAGGCTGTCACCATCCCATCGATGCAACAAACCTGAATTTTTAATAGTTACTACTCGATCTGCCGCTTTTATCGAGTTACTTAGTTTTCCTGCTCCTGGTATGGTTAAAGAAGAAGAATCAGTTGACCAATCAGTAGGAGTACCGAAAGTTGAATAAAACAAATTAGAAACAGTACCAGCAGCATAAATTCTGTTTTGGTATTCAACTAGATCAACTGCTACCGGAGCCAGTGTTGTATTTGTAAAAGAAGTTCCATTAGTTGAATGTCTGGTTGAACCTGCCCCATCACAGATCATCAAAGTATTATCCAAAACCGTGTGCATCACATGAGCGCCACTAGCTATTGTTCCATTTCCACAAACTGTCCAAGCTCCAGTCCCTTGAGTTGAATAATAAAGTTTTGTTCCAGAAGCCCGGTAATTAAAAAGCGTAGTTCCATCATTCTTTGTCCATGAAAAAAGAGAGTTTACTTGTGAAGTATCAGGAGTTCCTAAATAAGTAGTGTATCCGCATCTTTTCTTTTTAGCACCATAAGTGTAACTTTCAACATTAACGCATCTTATCATTTCTTCAGGTGCAATTGACAAAGGATTAAGTTGCAGATTAAGACCTGCCAGATTTTTAGCTTGAAATTTCGCCATAATTTACCAACAATCTTCTTCTCCAATTGATTCAAGTATTTTTATAAAAGTTGTACCAGTCTTATGACGTGGTGTAAGTTCTTTTTTAAATCGTTCCAGAGATGCATTTGCCTTATTCTCACAATTCAAACCTTCATTGGTTTTACCATCTTTGTAATATGCTTGAGCCAAAGAGTAATCAACAAAAGACTTAGTATAGCCTTTCATAGTAACTGGAAGAGTATCTGTTTCATTAGATAAAACTGTATTTAACTTGTAGTAAGAAAGCCTTAGAGTTCCACTTGTGTCATGGGGTTGTCTTCCTATTACTGTATCACCTTGCATATAAAAGAAGGGATAAGTTGAGTTAAAAGACTCATTGGGATCATAAGCAGTCAAATTCATCTTACGAGATATATACCAGTTAATTCCATCAGTCGAATACCAAACTCGCCTTAACTGTTTAAAGTCAGAAGATGTGATAGTTCCAAGTTCTGCTGTACCTGAGAAAGCCACATCAATAGTTCCCATGTTATAATCCTCATTCACATCAATTGCTGTATTAGTCATTGTCTCCAACCATTCATTTATCCAATCATCCACAATATCGTCATCACCTAAATATCCAGCGTTTATAAGTTTATCTTTTACTCTTCCTCTTATTTTTGCTAATGAATAAAAATCATAACCTGCTGGAATCAACCAATCTGAATCTGAAGATTCACTATCTAAGACAGAATTATAGTAAGAAGTTTTATAAGCATAAGTTGAAGCACCTGCTGTATGATCGAAATTGGTTGTTTCATTATCTGGAGTTATACTAATAGTTCCATTAGTAATTGCACTTGCCGTTCCAGAAGTTCCTGAAGTTGAAACTTTAAAAATTATTTGATTATATTTAATCGCATAAACTGGTGTATCTGCTGGATGGTCAAAAGACAAACCAGCCGTCAAAGTACCAGCAGTTCCAGAAGGAGTAGCTGTTCCCAATAACTTTATTTCAGATTGTTCCTCTCCAGTATCGCCTACCTGTACTCCCCAACTAGCACCAAAACCAGCCATATTTTTAACATGAAGAACCGTACCTGAAGCTGAATCAGTCTGGGTTAAATAAGTTTTTTGAGCAATAGTATCTAGTAAATTTTGGGCTTTTATAATCATAAATCAATTACCTCCATTGGAATTTTTGACTTATTGTAAGTCGTTGCTGTAGTTAATTCTATATTAATATCGTCAAACCAAGCTGAACCTTGAAAATTAACTATTAAAAGAGTAATAAAAAGATAAGCATCTGAAGCACCACTTGTAAAAGTCTTTGTATATTGAGTCCAATCTTGAGTGGCAGTAATATTTGTATTGATTGCAGTACGATCAGTTACTAAAGTATAAGAAGAATTTGCAGTAGAATAATAAGCAAAAACATTTCCATTTGTTCCTAATGAAGTCAAATCAGTTTTTATCCAACAAGATACTGTATAATTTGTACTTGGTAATATTCTGACTGAATGATCTATATGATCTATACCAAATCCACCTACATTTCTGCCTATAGATTGAATATAAGAAAAAGTAGTATTATCATTTTTAATCATTCCCATACTTTGATTTCCTGAATGAGCTTCTATAGCATCAAAACCAAAAGTATCTCCAGTATGATCTCCATCTGCCGTTACATACCAACCATATTCTTCATTACCTATCCAACCAGCAGCTGCTCTTGTACCTGTTCCTATTTCAAATCCTCCATTTCTAATATTAGGTAATATATTTGACACCTTTTTTTCTATGTAACCTTTTTGTATTCCCATAATTTACTCCATAAAAAAAACCGCCTTTGTGAGCTTCTTATTATCACAATGACGGCTAAGTTATCCGCTAGATTAATAATATATCAAATTGAATTTAGTGTCAACCATAAATTTCTTTTTCAAGTCTATTTAGGAAAGGTAACCAATAATCAGAAAATATTTTATTAGTCTCGTAATTCTCGACAATAAACTTTCTAGCTTCCTCTCCCATTTTAACTCTGTCTGCTTTGTATATCTCAATCATGGCATTATATAATTCCTTAGTATCAGTAATGGCTACAAATGAACCAATAGGATCAAATCTTCTTTGATAAACTTTACATTTATAGCCTGTTTTTCCATGAATAACCAAATCTTTCATAGCAGTAAAATCATTGATTATTACAGGAACACCACATGATTGCACTTCAGCAATCGGTACTCCAAATCCCTCATTAGCTGAAGGATTAAGAAAACAATCAAAAGAATTATAAATATTATTCATAGTTTGCCTATCACACCGCATTAAATAATCATAAACCGGAGTAAAAAATATCTGTTGTTTTATTCCTAAAACTCCAGCATATTCTTCAATTGGAAATCCACCTTGTTGTTGGAGCATAGCATGAAAATAAATAGCTGACTTAGGATAAATGTCATGAAACATTTTAAAAGCATCCATAACCTCTTGAAATGACTTACGGGGCGGGTTATCTTTGTTAGCAGCTACCATACCAAATAAAAATAAATCCTCTGGTATATTAAGTTTTTTTTTAGCCTCTTTTTTATCCATTGGTTTAAAGATTTCAGTTTCAACAGTATGGGGAATATAGGTTGAGTAAAGTCCAACATCCTCTATTTCTTTCTGGCCGAACTTTGAATAGGTAACTATTCTGTATGCCATTTTAGCACGCTGTAGTACGGCAGGAGGTATTGGTTCATGATCCACAGGTAAAATTGTCACCCAACGCTTAATCTGCTTTAAATAGTTAGGATCAAGTACCCATATATCCTGTAAAGAAAAAACTACATCAGCTTTAAAGTCTTGAGCATGGTAAACCATCCCATCCCCGCCCCAGGCATCACCCATCTTAGGATACATCTTGATATTGTCTATATTTAAAGCTCCACCTTCCAATCCATAGAAACAGCCCATCGCTATAGAAAAGCCTGCATCTCGTATTCTAGGGACTATTTGAAGAGCTTGTTGAGCGTAGCCACTTGTACTCCATAACGAATTTGTATTAAAGTAAATTCTTAATTTTCTCATAAAATCTTATATAGTAATTTAATAAGCAGATAAGAAATATAAGTAGTCACTTTACCATCTCCTTTATATTGACATTTCATATATCCTTTTGCTTGAAATAAATAGTATTTTGATTCATCATAATAGTCCATATCCAACATATTTAACATACAATGATGTATTCTATTCATAATAAAGTCTAATGTTTTACCTTTTGCAACTAAAGCAAATAAAGATAAAAAACTATATAAATGTTTTAATCCTTCCTGATAATTTTTATATTTTTTAGCTTCTCCAAACCCCTTTTTAGGATATGGAAAATCATAAACTTTATATTTTAATTCTAATTTCTTTAATATTGGAATTATTTTACTTTTATTATCAGTCCTTATAATCAACTGAGGTTCTAGGAAATAATGAAACGGCCATCCTAATACTTTCTTTTTAAGTAAATACTTCATTAATAAAATAGCTCTTTCTCCTTTGATTTCAAGTTCAATCGTCTTCATTTTCCTCCTAAATCTTTAATCATTTTGTCAGTAAAATCTTCTACTTTTTTAATTTCCGGTTCTTTTGTTTTATCAAGAGTAGTTAAATAGTTTAATCGTTCTATAACTGGCTCTTGGAAAAAAGCTCTGTAATTCATCTTCACTCCAGTATTCCCGCCTCCCCAATGTATAATTTTCACGATCTTATCTTCTGTTGGAAAACCATCTTGTCCTTTTGGAACAACTATATCTTCTCCCCTCATTACGCATTTATTCCATTCCCCTTTTGAGATTAAACCATGCCACATGTTACCGTTATCAAAACACTTAACTTTATAGTTGCCGTAATAACAAAGTATATTGAGTAAATCCTGTTCTCGGTAGCGGTAATTCTTTATATTAGGTTTCTCACACATCATCCACCAGTGATCTATAAATTCTTTGCTTCGCATCGCTATAAAGCCACAGTTATAATAAATAGGTGGTATAATGTCCCAAACTGATACATCACCATAAGTTTTAGGATCAGTCCTGTTCCAGTTTAAGACAGTCCCTACATCATAATTTTCATCCTTCCAGATATGGGATATATCACCGCAAACTATCTGGTCGCAATCAAACTTTAAGATTAGATCATATTCTTTTAAATCTTTAGCTGCATATGGAGTCATTTTGTAAAACTTCTCCTCTATCCTTATTAAATCTAATTCTTTCTGTCCGATTATTTTGAGAGGTAATTCTTCCTCGCTATGAAATTTACGAAGTGAAGCTACAAACATCTTTAAATATGGCTCATTGGCTGTATCTGCCACAGTAAAACCGATGATTTTCATGATGCTTTTCCTGTCTTTCTTAAATTAAATTCTTGTTGGCATATTATAATCTCATTTACCATTCTTAATTTAACTTCTTCTAAAACAGAAACTATCAATCTTATCTCTTTTACTGAAAGTCCTTCTTCAGTTTTTTCTCTGTAACTAGCATCTTCTGGATATATTTCAAGTAAATATTTCTTCATTTTTCCCTCCATGCTTTAAACATTGTTGGTATATCAAATTCCTCAGTCAATACACTCTCTTTGATTTCATCTCCAGTGGCTTTATCTATTAGTTTCATCTGAAGGACTTGGTGCATATTTTTAAATGGTAGAAATTCAACTTTAAATCCAAACTTCCCTAAAATCGGGTCAATCACCTGCGGAATACTAGGCAACACATGAGATTCCCCTATTATAAAGTCTATATTCTTAGCAAACTTTGCAAAAGACGAACTGATAAAGACTTCATATTCTGCACCCTCTATATCTATCTTCATGGCATCAATATGATCTACATTTGTCATTTTCACGATAGAGGCAAAATCAAGAGCTATTACCTGTACTTTGTTTCGCTCAATATTTTGTCCATAATAGAAAGAATCAGCTAGGTAGCCTTCTCTCTCAGTTGAGAGGTATCTTTTTACTGATCCTGCCCCAACAGCTACGTTAAAACATTTAATATTATGATAGTTTTTAGTATTATGCATAAAACAGGAAAAAAAGTCAGGATTAGGCTCAAAAGCATATATCTTAGCGTTTGGGTGGTTAAGTGAAAAGTAAATAGCAGTAGTTCCTACATGGCCTCCTAGATCAAAAACAATCGGGTCTTTTATGTCTTTGATATGATCTGACAGGGATTTATAATAGTCATTTTTATAGACTTCTACCGCAATAGTATTCATCATCTCATCATCACCGACAAAAGCAAATTCCATCAGTTTACCTTTATGTTTAAAAGTCAGTTTTTTAACTTTCATATTCTTTTTGCTAAAAATAATACTGGATTTTCGGAAATTAATTTAACTTCAAAGCCTCTATCAGCAATCGATGCCTTGAGAATATTTGTATTTGAATCATTCCATCCATGAAATTCTACCAACATCATCTTTATTTTATGAGCGACTGCCTCAAAAGAGGAATGGCTAAGAATCTTGGCTTCCTCACCTTCTACATCAAGTTTCAGGAAATCTACACAGTCAATTTTATATTCGTTAAATATTAAGTCTAAAGTTGTCTTTTCAACTTTCTCCACATCTGTCTCTTTATGTTCTCTACCATGAACCCTCTCATATTCTTCATTAAATTCCCTTGTCATAGGATTGAGATTGTGCATGGTAGTGTTGTAACAATGGTAGAAATCAGCCTGTCCTACCTCATTTGAAACTGCCTTTTTTATAAGAGTAACCTTTTCTAACTTGTTAAATTCAACAAGTTTAATAAGTGTTTCAAAATGGTCTGAAGCTGGTTCTATAGCGTAGATTTTCTTGGAGAATGGATAAGCGTAGTAGGTAAAAAGACCAATATTAGCTCCTACATCCATAATTACTAAATCTTTTTTTCCTTTTAAATATGGATTGTAGATTTGTCTGACATAAATCTCTTCAAAAATGGCAGCTACACAATCACTAAACCAATCTCTAAAAAAGATAGCTTGTAATGGTTTCATATTACAAAATTCAGAGTCTCGCCAAGAATGACCAAGAACGAGACTCTGAAGTTTATGGTCATTCTTTTTATTAACTCTATTTTACCAGTTATGTCAATAGATCATGATTAGACATTCTACTCACATCATCCGCAACATAAGTTGGTTTCGCCCAAACTGTTATTGCACAACTTCCTGCGATTGAATCTGGAAGTTTAATAGCGTGATAAGTTGCATCTATAAATGCACCGATAGTGCCTCCATTTATAGGCTGTTGTGTACCATTGTGTGAAAAAGCGATATGACCTACATCTGCTGTTCCGCCAATCTTAAATGGAAGTGCCAGTTTACCTACTGTCCCTAGTGTTCCACCTCCAATAGTAAGAGTACCGATATCATTGGCAGTAGTCCACTGTTGAGCAGTAACTGATGTAAGTTCTGAAAAACAGACCGTTCCCGCAATAGTAGCTGCTGTAGTCCCTGGTTTTGTCAAAGTTTCAGTCTGTATTACACCGAATTGATCCTGTCCAACAATAGTAAGTGTTCCACCACATTTAGTACCAGAACCAGTTGTCCAAATAGCGTTTAAGTTTCTAGGCCAGTCAGCAATCTTGCTTTTAAATCCAACTGTAACAGTTGCCGTACCAGTTGGGCCTGAAGAAACTGCTGTTGCAAACCAGTTAGCCGCATAAGATGGATTGACAACAGTCACAACTTCATATCTATCAATCTCATCTGGAGTAACTAAATTACCGGAAAATCTGATATCCGGCATATAATTTTTTAGTGCCATAATTTATTGAGTAACACCCCCTTTAATATATTTTACTAATTTAATCCGTTGTCTTGGTGAAATTCCTATTTCCTGACAAAATCTTTTAAAACTATAATAGTATTGTTTTCTCGCATTTTTATTTTTTCTAGACACATTTTAATCCCCGGGAAGATAAACCTTTCTGCCTAAATATTTCTCTTGTAAAACTTTCCTAATCTTTTGTCCTCTTAAATAAGCTAGATACTGCTTCCCAAAGTATCTTTCAATTATATTAGGGTTATTACTGTCTACAAACTTACTTCTTAGAAAACAAGCTACAGCATGAACACGCTCATCTAATTCCTCATGGTATTTTTTAACCTGCTTTTTTTTATAAGCGTTATATTTCTTTATTGAATTAGCGATAACTGCTTTATTGCGTTCAGGAGAAAATCCTTCTTCTCCATCTTCCACATAAAACAAAGCATAATCCTGTTTCTGATTTTCTGTTATTTCCTTCATACCTAAGGCAACAAGCAGTATTGTCTTAGGTATGTTGCGGTTCGTTAAGGTATTTAAGATATTTATGTGTTCATATCTTATTTCCTTTCATCGATGACAACCGCAACCAAAACATCGTTAATCAGTTTTCTGTGTCAGTCTTCCATTTGCCGCCGGACATCTACAGAGAAGATTCATAAACCAGACCATTGTTGCCTGATAGGTTAGATAATCTACCTTACGAACAAGGGCGTTGGTGTCTTCCATCCAATCAAGATCGGATACTTGACACACTGTCCACGAGTCTAGGTTGATTATTTCTACTTCCCCATCTGGAACATCATAATCTAGAAATACGCCTACTTTTCCTGCACCTGCTGCAAATTCAAGACCAGTCCATCCACCCAAAAGATCAGTTTCATTAACTATTCTCCTTAAAGCTGTCAATATGTTTCCATATTTGTTGTAAAGAGACAGGTTAGTGAAGATTGCATAGCGATCTCCAGGTTGCGCCCACTTTTTAGCATTGAGGTATTTTAACTGCATTGCTGAAAGAGTAAGCACTTCGCTTGTAGTTCCTATTTGAGGAGTCCACCCTGGATTGCTTCTTGCATAGGTCGCATATTGACTTGTTCCTGTGGATGAGGACAACGCATCTCGGATGCCATGAATTTCTGCCGTACCATTATTTGCCGTATCTCCGTCAACTCTGTAAACTGCCAAACTTCCTGCAACGAGTGCGTTAAGAGTCGCAGTCATATTGACTGTACCATCACTTCCTGTTGAGCTTACGGTTCCGATAGCTGTTCCTACGCTTCCAAAGGACAACGCATTACCAGCGAAGATATAGTCTGTTGGAGAGATGTCACCATTAACGGTTCCATGCACATCCAAAAGACGGGTATCGTTAGTTCCTGCGCCTGTTGCATTGGGTAACATAAGGACCACCGAGGTTGCCGCAGCCGAACTTGATACTTGGGAAAGAACACCCAATCCATCGCTGTAATATTGCCTATTGAGGTCTTTTGAGAAATCTGATGTCAACGTTTTTGCTTGAAAGGACAGTTGGTTTTCCACTGCTCCTTCCTTAGTTTTAGTTGCATCTAAGGTCAATTTCGAAATATCGAATGTACCTGTGATTATTTTTACGCCTATATAAGGCTGACCGATTGAACTTTTACTTGAGACCAACTTACTTCCGTCATTTGCCAAATTAACCACCCCGCCATGACGAGACGATCTTACTGGAGCATAAAAGTTGTTGTTCAAAAATTGAACATCAGCATCCTTTCTGATCTGATCCAGTAACAGATGATTTTTAGTATAGTTATCCTGTATATAAGGAAGGATAACTTTTTTTAAAGCATTTGATACATCACTTATTACTATAGCCATAAATTATTCTATATGTCACCTCCTTCTAAGTCTTAAATTTTAATTACTGACTTGCACCATATAACTCATCCTTGATTGCCTGAGTTAGATTTTCATTTGTTATTCTAACTCTAGGCGGTTCTTTTCCAGTTGACGATTGAGTATTTGTCACTAACCCTGGAGTTTTAACTCCACCTATCTGTTTAGTCTTCCATTCATCCAACTGGGTTTCGTACTTATCCTTATATGCTTTTAAAGGATTGCGGAAACCTGTTTCCTGCATATACTGAAGGATTTCTTGAGTATCAAACTTTGGTCTTCCGTCTGATCCGTCAATTTCATCCTTGTATTCCTCACACTCCTCTAAAAGTTTCTCACCAGCTCGCCTTTCTATATAAGCTCTTTCGAACTCGCCCTTAGTTAAAACTTCACCACCCATAAGTTCTTGAAGTTGTTGTTTAGCCAATTCTTTCTGTTCTGGAGTCCAAGATTGTCCCGTTTGTGCATCTTTAACTTGGACTTCCTTTAACTTAGTTTCAGCTTCAGCCAATCTTGTTTCATATTCTTTAACTTTCTGGGTAGCTTTTGTATATTCTGGATAAATACGATCCATCTTGGTATTATATTTAGTCTCAATTTCTTCAACTCCCTTACCAAGCCCTACCAGTCTTTCAACGTCTTCTGGAGAATATTCTGTTTCTCCAACTTTAATCTTTGTATCTGCCGATGGCGTTACCGGTGGTTCTGGATTTGTCGCCTTTGGTATAAAATCTGCCATATATTCCTCCTCTACAGTTCCTTAAAAGGACTGTTAGAATGTTAATAATAAAAAAACTCGTATTTCTACGAGTCTTCTAAAAATCGTCTGGTCGCTAAATTATCGACTGTCTGAATATTAATATATCAAATAATTATTGTCAACTTATAACACAATTGCTTTCCAACCAAAAGTTACTGTTCCCTTAGGAGCAATATTCAAACTCACATTAAAATTAAGTACCAACACCTAGTAAAGAACGAGAGTTTAATGATGCTACTGTTCCATCAGAGAAATTAAATGTTACATATAGTGAATATAAAGCTGTCCCTGAAGCTGTTCCTGTAAAAGAACTCCATTGTCCGAAAGTTCCTGCTTGGCTTCTCAGTCCAAGTCCACCACTAACCATATTATATATATTCATAAATCCACTATTATGATTCCAAGCTAATATATATGATGAACCATTAGTAACTAATGCTGTACCAGTTGTAAAATTAGATGTGTACCAATTTGCACCGGATGGTTGAAAGGTTCCTGTATTATCTATCAAAATACCCCCTGAATTGTAGAGTCCCATTTGAACTGTTCCAGCGGTATATGCGGTATAAAAAGACATAGATACAATCGTTCCAGAACCACTATTATTAGTAAAATCTGAACCGCACATCACATTCACATTCTGTAAAGGAATTGTTGACGTTCCTATATTAGTTTGTCCAAATGTAGACATAATGTAGACATATCTTATAAAAAGACTATGCTACAGTTATATATTAAGTAGAAATGAAGTAACTTACAGTAATGTCTATCGTTCCTGCTGCTCCTACATAAACTACTAAATCCTGATTGGTCATACCAGCATTTACTGCCAATGGGTAAGGTTTTTCGATACCACCTTGAGGCCCAAAATTGCCTTTAGCCAAAACATTTGAACCGCTTGTAGCTGTACCAAAACCTACCAAACAGGTTACTGTTCCATTTGTATTAACAATTGAAAGATCATTGACCCAAAGTGAAGTTCCTGCTCCGACTGAAGCTGAACCAACCAAAGTGGCATAAGCCGCAGCCGTTGCCGCAAAAGTTGTTCCATAACTGACAATATTTCTTGCCGGTCTTCCATCATCTTTTATAGTTCCAGCATCTATAGTACCTGCGGACAATGTTCCTGCTGTTACTACTATGCTTCCACCTGTTACAGTTGCAGCACCAATTGTTCCAGCTGTTACATTAATAGAACCTTGTTCTACACGAGTTACTGTTCCAGCTGTTAACATAGCGACAGTTCCAGCATTATGAACTTGACCTATTGCCGCAACAGTACCAATAGTCCCTGCTTGTATCGTTCCTGCATTATGTACTTGGGCTATCGCAGAAATGCTACCTATTCCTGGTACACTACCCACACTGGTAATCGTACCCGCATTAATCATGCTAACAGTCCCAGCAGTTAGCATATCAATTGTCCCACCTGGAAGGTCTGGTAAACCTGCAATCGTACCAGCATTGTGAACTTGAGCAACAGCAGAGATTGATCCTATTCCTGGTACAGTACCAAGACTTGTTAATGTACCAGCGTTAATCATTGATACCGTTCCTGCGGTAAGCATGTCTACCGTACCGCCATGAAGCATACCAATATTGGTAACACTACCCAAGTTTGTAATAGTTCCTAATCCAGCTACGCTTCCCAATCCTACGATAGTACCAACTGAAGTTACGCTACCTTGAACAATAGAACCAAGTGAGGTAATGCTACCTTGAGTAATCGAACCAAGTGCAGTAAGCGTACCAGCACCAACTAATGTACCAAGAGAAGTTAGAGTTCCAATTGTTACTGTTCCAATTTCAACTACAACTGGTTCTGTACCAATAAGATTAACTTGAACTGCTGTACCTGCTGAGGAAGTACCGATAGGAAGACGTTGAAAGACATTAGTGGCATCATCTGTAACACCACCAACTACTAATCCTATTCTTTGAGTTGTAGCAGTTGCTAATGCTTGCCCCTCTTCACCAAAAGAAAAACCCCAATTATCTTCCTTTGATTGTAGTGTTTGAGCCATAAAAAAAAGACACCTTTCTTGTGTCTTCTTGTCACAAATGCCAGCTAATTCGTCTGGATAATTAAGTTTATATTATTAAAAAATTCTTGTCAAGTATTATGAATTTCCTACTCCTAATAATCCTATTTTTGATCTATATACTGTTCCACCTCCAACTGGCACTTCGTCCCCTACTGCATAAAAAGTTGAAGGAGAGCTTTGATTGTTGTTATCGGCTGTTGTCCATGAAGCTCCTACATCTGCATTTATAATATAAACTTCATCTATATAACCTTTACTACTCTCATTTAAGGCAGCAGAATTAAAAATATTAGCATATCCATAAGCTACATTTAATGTAGTTTCAACTTGAGAAGCTTGAGTTGCACCTCCTCCAAGTATCCTTTCGTTTGTACTGTCATATCTAATTCCTACTCGTTGCCAAGTAGCAGCTAATAAATAATCAGCTATCAAAAAATCTGGAGCCGCAGCCCAATATAGATCATCTCCGACTTTATAAGGCAGGTATAATTGTTTAGCAGCGTTTGTTCCTAACCCTACAAGCCCTCCATTTGTAGTAATATCATCTGCCCTAAACCAGCATAAAATAGTAATTGGTGAATTTCCTGTAGGTAAACTGGTTGTTGAAAGTGCTATTTTGTTTGTACTCCCTGTCGCATCAGAATAAGCTGATTGTCCAAATTTAGCATTTGTAGTTCCATAAGAAATATTTGTATCAGTCCCATCTCTATTATTACCCGTACTATCGTTGGAGTTCCCTTCTAAGTGATAGACTCCTAAAAAATTAGAGTTCCATGTCCCAGTAGCATTTTGCAAATCGCTTTCCTGTGCAGCATTGCCATAAGCCATGTAAATAACAGTATCAGCAGATGTACTAAGAGTTGGGACTTCAACATAAAACTCCACTGTTCCAGTTGTTGCAGACCAACCTACTCTCTCAAAATCCAAAAGTGAGGTTAAAGCACTATCTGAATAAAAAGCTATATCATATCCGTTTGCATTTTCTACTTTTCCACCATTACCTGTAGTTTTGAGATAAGTGTAAGTTCCTGAGACAAGAACAGGAAAATTAATAGAATCTGCAGTTCCGCAGAGAGTTTCGTCTATAGTGATAGTTCGATATTGCCCCCATGCCATATTATTTTTCTTTCATTGCGTATTTAATAGCTCCGTCTGAATATCTAGTTTTACTCATCTTGTGCCATTTAGATGAACCTACTTTTTTGGCGTTTATCGAACTATAAAATACTTCTTTTGCTTTCTTTGGGTCTTTGTATTGCTTCATCATTGAAACCATTACTTTTTTACCCTGTTTGGTTAACGGCATTTTGACCACCTCCTGCTCTTTTCAAATCTGCCAATGCTTCCATGAAACCTACTTTAACTTTCTTAATATCTTCATCCTCTGTTGAAGCAGGAGCTGTTTCAGGGGTAGCAGACGCACCCTGTTGAGGCATTTGTCCCTGTTTTGACATAGTAGCTTTTTGCAAATCAGAAATAACCTCCATTAAAGCTACCTTCATCTCTGTTATTTGTTTATTGGTAATCGGTGGTGTTCCCTCATCCATCGCCTCCATAAATTCCTGTAGTGAGCCGAATTGAAATATCTCTAAGAACCTATTGACTACTAAAGCTACCGCATCTGGTGTGATATAACCTTCTTTTGCCAAATCCTTTATGAAAGTTATAATCTGGATCATGGTAGCCCTCTTGCCTTCCTCTGTGAATCCAAGACCTGACTCTATCTCAATATCTACTTTATAGTCTTTTTTAATCTCAATCGCTTCTGGTACACTTACAGTTGATCCTTTACCTTTTGCTAACTCTCTATACTTCTGCATACCTTTCTCACCAATAATATCAAAGTATGAAGGGTTACCCTGATCGAGTAAATAGACTGTTTGGGGTTGGATGAAGTGAGTAGCAGCTATATCCATCATCTTTTCGGCTATTCTCTTAACTGTATTCTTTAGCATTTTAGTTGGTATTTTAAGGTTAGCGTATTCTGAGGCTTTTAATGACTCTATAGCCACTCCCGATTTTACTCCCGGTTGTGTTTGTCCTAAAGCGGAAGTAGTTGATCCTTGTTCTTCAATGATTGAGTTTATCTCACCAATAAACCATTGAACGACTGCTGGTACTGACGACATATTAGCCTGAACTGGAGGAACAGTATCGTACTCTAATACTTGTCCACCTGCTATATTAGTTATCTCCATATTCTCTCCACGCCTTTTAAGCCATGTTCCAGTTATCATCGTCCCTATATATCTTTCAAGACGTGAAATAACGCTATCCAATGACTTATTAGCTGAGATAAATCTCTCAATAAGAGGAACTTGGTAGATCGGTCCTGGCTCCATCCTGTAATCTACAAAAGGATAATCTGGCAAATTAACATATTTATCTCTCAAAGTAACACCCGCACTAGAGAAAGTCTGGCGTAAAATCATATCGCCTTTGCTTTTACCTTCCATTGCTCCAGACTCATCAGCTTGTGAAACAGCCTGACTCCAATTATCATCATTTAGGTATTCTTTAATAAATGCTTCTTTTTGAAGTAAAGTAACAGATGATTCATTTATTTCTTGATTACCGAACCTAGCTGTCATGTAGGCTTGCTTAATCTCGGAAGAGGCGTATTTGTTGTCTGGTGATAACTTCATTACCTGTTCTTCCTTAAAGTTCTCGTTGGCTTTTATTTCGCTTATATAAGTTGGTACTGATTTTATAATATGGGGAGCGTCATAAATTGAGGTTAGATTGCCTGGAAGATAAATGTCAAAAGCGTCAAAGACTTTGGTTTTGATTGCTTCCTCTACTGGATCAGGCCATATCTCTAGGAAAGATACGCCATGCTTAGTAGTCAATAAAACCATTAAAATAAGCTGAATATCAAACTCTAGATCATCCCATGTCCTTTTGACCCAACTACCTACCTTTTTAGCATTGTCTTTAGCTACTTGTAGTGCCATCTGAAACATTTGTGGATCAGGGTAATTCACTTTGGTAATCTTTTCAGGATAAACTACAGGTACATATTCACCAGATAATAAAAGATTAGATACTCCTCTTATCTGGCGTGATGCTTTTGGAATGGCACGCTTAGGGATAAACAAATCACCTTGTTGAGTTAAGTCAACAATCCTTCCTGTAGTTCTTGAAACATAACGATAGTGATAGCCGTCATCAAAAAAGTTGTTGTCATACCAGCGTCTTTCAAAAGACTTTCTCATCATCTGATAATTTGTTACCCATTTATCAATCTCCATACCGATATAATCTGTTGGAATAACATTCTTAAATATTTGCGCTTTCTTGCTTATTTTATCTGCCATATTTTACTCCTTTAGGTTGGGTGGGGAGTTTAGGTAATTGTTTTCCTGTACTAATCGGTTGACCTTTAAAACCCTCTGGAAAACTACCTGGTGGAGGTTTAACTTCATAGCCTGGCTCAACTAATTTAGTTGGTTGTATTGGTATTCTTCCTCTTACATTCCTTAATCCACCGCTAAATGCTAGTACAAAAGGCATTAACGATTCCATCATTTTCTCATTTCGTTGTGGATCATCTTGTGGAATTTGCATAGCTTCTGACATTCCCCATAATGGAGAAGATGGAGCAATTCTACCTGTTTCTGGTTCATAGATAAACATATTCGTTAACTTGGTAGCAAATTCTTTTGGAGTTTCTATAAAACTTCTATATAGATTTTGTTGTACCTGTTGAGGATAAGGCGTCTGACTAGCAATTTGTGCTTGCCTTGCTATCTCATACGCAATCGGGTCAATAGCACCAGTAACTTTCTGTTTTAATAGATTAGCTTCTCTTTCTAAGTTCTGACCTAAGACTCCTACATTTTTAAGTAAATCTAAAAATATCATATTTATTTAGTCTGATTAACTTCTTTAATATGTTTATCAAATTCCTCATCTGATAATTCGGTTGACTCAACAACCGCAGACGGCAGAGGTAGTTTTCGTTTCGCCTGTTTCTCTACCCCTTCGGCTATTGTCATCTCAGTTAAGTCTTTAGCCATGATTGCCCTTAGCAAGTCTTTACGTTCTTTCTTGAACTGGTACTCAAGATAAGCGATATAACCTAGTAAAGCTAAGATAATAATTCCGAGTAAAATATCAATCATATAAAAAACCTACTCTTCCAATAGTTTTCAAATGGATTGGGAATATTAAATCCTTCTGTTGCTAATGTCCTTACATCCGGCCGTTCCATAAACTTGAATTTCTTTTTGATTACTTTTATCTGAATAGGCACATTCTCAAAAGACATAGACCAGCCATAGTCTTCTTCCTTTAATTCATCAGAATAAAAGGACTTCATCGTAGAGATAGCGTATTCGCTTAGTTCACCTTCTTTGACTCCGATAATTACTTTGTCTGCTTTTAGATCAGGATCAAAGACTTCTATGCTTTTATCATGTAAACACTTCGCCAGATCACCCAAAACTACAAACTGCACATGAGCCGCATCAAACATGTCAAAAACATGTAGAAGTGCCATTTGTAACGCACCTGATTTATATACTTTCCCACTCGATTTGGTGAGTTTGATTTTCTTGGTCATATTTTCCTAGCCTCCTTAAAAACGCCCGTCTTATCGGTGGTATCTCAGGCGGTTTTTCAATCTTAATAATTGGTTGCAAAGACTGTACTGCCAAGCTATGAGCGATGATAATATCGTCATTGAAACCAACTGGTGCGCCATATCTTACTCTTCCTGTTATACTTATCTCATAACTAAATACATCAAACTCCTGTAATGTTTTTTCCATCGGAATCATGGTTATTTTCTTCTGTTCTATCCAGATCGCTAACTTTTCTATCAGTTCTTTTTTAGATTGTTCGGTTATCTTAAAAGGCTCAACTGCTATTCTATCTTTTATTAAATCATCAGCTATCGGATCACCTAACCCTGTTGCGTCTAAAACTACCAAAGCGTTGTTGTAATACTTTGCTATTTCTTTAATCTTAGCCTTTTGATAGGGCCATTCTAAGTGCTGCCATCTTGCCTGATATACTTGTTGATTAGTTTTTCTATCATAAACTACAATTACCGTAAAGTCTGTTACCTTTGCTAAATCTACACCCATAACATAAAGATGTTCCCTGATCGGCGGTTGTGGAGTAGATGTGCAAGCCTCCCTTACTCCCCTAAATACTATTCCCTCGCCTTCTAAAAAGTCACATTCCATCTCCTGACTATACAAAGCCTGTGACATAGTTTGCTTTGCGTTATGTAGTTGTTCGTCTGTGAATATCCCTGACTGGCTTGCTTTAAGTAAAAAACTCTTCCATTCTGTGCTTGCCAACAATCCCATCTGATAGTGTTTAAACAGATGATTTTTGCCCTTTGGCGTACCTACAAACCAGCACCACCCGCCATTTGCTCTGACTATTGGCTGAATTATCCTATCCCATGTTTCCGCTTTCATTTCAGCAAATTCATCTAAGACTACGCCAACCGGACCAGCTCCTAATAATCTTTCCGGCTTGTCTGCGCCTTTTAACTGCAAGATAGACTTATTCTTAAAATATACAACAAGCTCTGCTTCGTTTGTTTTCTCAATTACCTGTTTTGGTACTATGTTAAAGAGCATGAACGGATCACGCCAGACTGCATCCTTCGCCTCAGAATAAGTAGGAAATATATGCCAATAAACTCCTACTCTAAGATGCGCTTGCTTGATCAGTTCCATTATTGCTGTTGTCGTCTTTCTGGCCCTGCGATGCCAAACTATTGTCTTGAACCTGTGGCTGTCCTGTAGAAGTATCTCCTTCTGATGAGGCATTAACTGGGATACTGGGGGGAAGAAAACCTGTTCCTGTAATGATGTTAAGTTGGATTGGTTGTCCATTTAATCCTCCTACTTCAATTGATTTTTGATCTGCAATTGATTTATCTGTAATTACTTTCGCAGCCCCTAATTTTACATTCTCATTTCTCGTTGTACGCATTATCTCAACTATTACATCAATTGCCTCTTGAGTAAATTGGGAAATATAAGCATAAATAGCTTGTTTAGATGGTATCCCTCCTCCTTTAGGTACGAGATCGTTTTTAATTGCATCAACTTTTCCTTCCATATTAACATAAAAAAAGACACATCTCTGTGTCCTTCTAATAACACTCTGGCCGCTACATTATCGGCTAATTCATATTAAACTTTTTTGTCTTGTTTGTCAATTATTTCAGGATGGCATATTCTACAAACTGATTCACTTCCACATATATGATCTAATTGTTTAAGTTTATCTATAAATAAAACCTCTATCTCCATCTTATTAGAAAGCTCCGCAAGTATTGGTATATCTTCAGGCTTTAATGTCTCTAAAGTTATCCTTGCGCTTTTATCTCCTGATACTAGAGATTTAATGTTTATGTCTTTTATGAGCATTAACATATTTATCCAAAAGCTCTTTTATAACTCTCCAATGCTTGTTCTTCACTCAAACTTTGAGTAATCATTCCTTTTGATTGTGTCCAATGCCAACCTATTAAATCTTCAGTCTTCCAATTCCTACCATAATGAGACTTAAATATCTTATCTACATTATTGGGTATATCCCACTCTAAATTTCTGTATGTTAGTTTTTTAAAAGGTTTATACCAATCTTTTCTCATTATCTGGTAAGAGTTTTCTGTAGCATTACCTATCATATAATTACCTTTCTCATAAAAAGGAGTTAATGTACCTATCTTCGGCAATCTTAAATATATCATACCTAAATATGGAGATTTATTATCTATTAGCCAACCAAATAACTTATCCTGTCTCAATTTATTTAATCTTTCATCTGTCAATTCTCTGGCCTCACATATAAAATCTACTTCTCCATCATCAGGATACGGTTCACCAGTAACAAGAATACCCTTTAATGTACTTAACATCAATTGAAATGGTATTTCACATCTGTTAAACAATTCTCTAGCTGTAATTAAAGCTGTTGCATGATCCATAGTTATGGCGCAACCACCTTAGTAACATTCCCTTTAATAACTCCTGTTGCCACAAACAAACCTTTTCTATCACACTTCTCATTTTGACAAACTCCTTGATAAGTCACATTATCTGAGAACTTTACATTATCATCATGGATTTTCTTTAATGGTTTTCCGCAAGTTCTACATTTCATATAATCCACCTCCTTCCTATAAATCTACAATACCGCAAGCTATACATCTTTTATATCTTTTATCTAAAACCACTCTTTTTAAGAGAGTAGCAAATCCAAATGTATGCCTGTCTCGCCATAATTCATATAACACAAAAGCGTGGTCGCCAGAAGTAGTAAATTTACATTTTGTTTTATCCTGATTATCTTTTATCAGATTATAGTAATCACTCATTTATCTTAAAGTATTATTCATCATTTTATACAGATTATACAGATACTCTTCTTGTTTTTTTATTGATATTTTATTCACAAATAACTCACCTCCTCAGACTCAAAAAACATGGTTTATCATTGATAATCATTTCCTCAACAATTTGTGGTATTTCCTCTTTCTTTTCCGGCCAGTAGCATTTGATATTCTTAAATATATCCATGACCTGTTTAGCATCACTAGCGTCATGACTCCAACCGTCTACTTTATAATCTTTATCTCTACCGCTTCCTATTAACTTAACTGGTATTTGTTCTCTGTTTATGTAGTTTCTTATTACCTCAAATGACCGATATAAAAGAAATGGAGTAATTGAATAATAAAAAGGAATAAAGCCCTGACAAGCTAAACCTACTGCCACACAACAGCCGGTAAACTCACTCGCTCCCACATTTAAAAATTGATCGGGCATTTCATCTCTTATTGCATCAAATCCACCATAACCCAAATCTGCTGTAATTGCGATCATTTTATTATTCTTCTTCATCTGTTGATAAAATTCATAGAAAAACCAGCCCCGAATACTATCATGTCTTATCATAAACTCCATTTAAAATATCATTAATTAATTTACTAAATTCCCCATCAATATAAATTCTTTTCTTTACAAGCAAATCTGTCAAATCACAAACTAATTGAGCTTTATCTTTAAATTTAATCTTTCTTTTTAAACCATGTTTTTGCATATTACTTATATAAATTTCTAATAAAGACTTTCTAAATTCTGTTAAAAGTGCATATGGATATATCTTTATTTTCTCTCTACATTTTTTACAAATTTTTTTATGTAACTTAATATCACATTTCTCATCAAGACTGTAATTATCAAGCCAATCTAAATCTCTAAGAATCAATCTTATCGTATTAGAATCATATTTATTTTTGATTAATCGAGTCATATTCCTCTTTTGAAATAGTTTTATAATGTGCATCTAACCCTTGTAAAAAAGGAAACTCTACTAAATTAGCCTCAACTATTCTTACAATCGGTATTTTCGGTATTTGCGCCTCTAACGCACTTTCTAAATCCACCTCTTCATCTATCTTTATTACTCCACACCCAAAAGCCTGAAAACGCATAATAAGAGGCTCTAATTTAATTTCACTATATGCTCCATATCCATTATAATTTAAGACTATTTTTAGATTATCTAGTTGTTGTTCACTAGCTATTCTTAGAGCCTCCCATATACTTCCTTCTGTTGTTTCCCCATCGCTTATCAAACAATAAACATTCTTTTTTCTATTACCTATTGCCATACCTACCGCTATTCCTATTCCCATCCCTAACGAACCGGTTGAACAATCAATCTTACCCCAAGGATCAGTTGGTCTGTCTGGATGGATACCCATCTTCTGTAATGCCATTTCCGCATCGGCTATAATATCGTACTTCTCAATTACTACATATAAAGCTAAACCAGCATGACCACAAGAAAGAATAAAGTTTTCTTCTTTGTCTTTAATTTTGTAGATTGTATCTATCATCGGAACGGCAGAAAGACAACTGCCTAAGTGTGATAATTTATATTTTGCAGAAATTTCTAGTATTCTTTTTTCAAGCGGCTTCATGTTTCTTTTTATAATATTTAAAACACTCAATCAACCCTTCCCTTAAAGAATACTTTTGACTCCAACCTAGACTTTTAAGAATTGAAATATTGGCTACCCATTCTTGCGTGTCATATTCCCGCAAATCTTTTAATAAAACATCATAAAATATTTCTTTGTAATTATCATCATATTGTTTAAAAATCTCATCAATTATATCTACAATTTCTTGGTTACTCCATGATATACCTGTACCAATCGGAATCAATTGATCTCTTAATATACCTATATTTTTAACTATTAATAAAACTGCATTAATCAAATCTTCTACATAAATCCAATCATGTCTCGGTTCTAATATTACCTTTGGTTTATCTCCATTTAAACCTTTATTGATAATAGTCGGGATAAATCTAAAATCTGCTTCACCTGGACCATAAACTGAATAAGGCCGGACAGAAACAATTGGCTTTCTATATTTCTGGCAAAAAGCCTCACAGATATATTCTCCTGAATGTTTTGTAGCCGAATACACAGTTTGAATTGGTAAAGTTACTGAAGACGTACTAAAGTTTATAAAAACTTTATAAGAAACATCTTTTGTAAACTCCAAGAGTTGAAAAAGATTGAGAATATTAGCTTCGATCATTTTCCATTCATCTGTATTGTAAAGACACTGGTTGTAGTGATTTCCATAAGCTGATAATCTAAAAAGATAATCACATTCCAACTTTTTAGAATAATGAATATCTTTATCTGACATAACTTCTACTATCATTCCATCATCTTTCAATCTTTTCTCAAGATGGCTTGATATAAAACCATGACCTAAAATAATTGCTTTGGACATAATTTTGAGGCAATCGTGCCTAAAATGTTTAATGAATAATCAAAAGTTTCTGTACCTTGTTTCACAAAAATTGAACTTAAACATCTTCCACAAACTATTTGAAAAGCGGTCCCAAATACAAAAGTATGACTTTGATGATGGCGTTCTATGCTTATATATCCCGATGTAGTTACTTCACATAATATCTGTTTTTCCCCATGTGCCAAACAATATGGACATTGAAGAAGATTGTGACTCATTTATTAGTTTTCTTTTTTAATTTCTTAACCTTCTTACTATATCTCTTATTCCATTTCTCATCCTTTACCGGTAACTTCCAAAATTCTATCTTTAAATGATTAATAAACTTATCTATACACTTCATATTTTTTGTGTTGTGCGAAGCTTTGACCTGAATAAACCTTATTTCTGGAAACAAATCAGCCTTTCCTACATCAGTTCTTGGTTTCACAGCTATCAAATCAGCAATACCATGCGATCCACTTGTTCTGAAAACTTGATATCCCAAATTGTTAAATATCTTCATCAGCTTATATTCTGCCTGTCTGCCACGCTGATAACTTTTATTTGCCATGTTTAGCTTTCTTTTTAACTTTATACTTGTATGGCGTATTCCAAAGAGGTGTTTTACAAATTGCACACCGTTTGGGGTTTAATACTCTACGCCACCATGAATTGCCGCAGCGCTTACAAACAACAATAGGATTTATCCTCATAACTTCTATATACTACTTTACGAGAAGGTTTGTCAAGAAGAAGTTTCTACTAATTCATCTTTTATACTTTGTATATATTCAGGAGTTTCCCAAGGCAACGGCCTAGGGTCTTCTTCAGCTAAATCTTCTCCTTTTATTTCTTTATCTTCAAATATGAATTTGAGCTGTATTGGCTTCATCATTATGTATTTCACTAAATACACCTTTTTTATCTTCCAACCATTTAAAAAAAGGCAATGTTTTTTCTCCCCTTTTACTATCTACAAGATATGTTTCATCAAAACTTAATTTTTTATCTTTAGTA